ATAATGTAAGCATAACACACGCAGTTGCTGTTGTTGCTACAGAAGGTTCCACGATGCAAAAGCAATCGTTCACTGGAGACGGAACTACAACAACTTTTGATTTAGGAGATACACCAGCTACAGGCGAGCATACTATAGTGCATGTACAGGGTATATACCAAGAGTCTAGTGCTTACAGTATATCCGGAAGTAACATTGTGTTTGTTGATCCTGTACCAAATGGGTACACAGCAGAAGTTACCTTTATAGCAGGAGTGGTTAGTTTCGCTAGCTTGGAAATAGGTTCTCAAACTATAAATAGTTTTATAGCAGATGGCACAACTACTTTTGATTTAGGAAGTAATGTTGTTGCGGACAAGAACTATACAGATGTTTATATAAGTGGTGTTTATCAAGCTAAAAACCAATATGAACTAAGCGGTACAAACATAGTATTTAACACAGCACCTGAAAACGGATACGATATAGAAGTTAAATGCCATTCAGCATCTGCTTCTAATGTTGTTAGCACCAGTACAATGACAAGTGATGTATTCACAGCCGATGGAGCAACCTCAACATTTGCTTTAGTCAACGGGTCGCCTACAAGCAAAGAGTTCACAATGGTCTTTGTAAGCGGTATATACCAACAAAAGTCTGCATATAACTTATCAGGAAGCAATATTGTATTTGATGGAGAAAATCCAGCAGAAGATGATACTGTTGAAGTAATAACACTATCAGCTCTAAACAATACAGCTTCACCTGTGTCAAGCGTTAATGGTCAGACCGGAGCTGTGGTTGTCGCTTCAAAACATAACGTTTCTGTTATAAACTCAAACACAACAGCTTCAGTTAATACATTATACGTGTTTACAGCTAATTTGAATTTAACTTTACCGGCTTCTCCTGAATCTGGTGATAGTATAAAAATATCAAATAGATCAGCAGTTGATACTTGTCAGCTTATAGCAAACGGTAATAATATTTTAGGAGCTGCAGCAAATTTAACTTTAGACACGATAGCAGCTAGTTTTGAATTAGTATACACAGATACAGCTAACGGCTGGGTAACAATAGGACAATAATATGGCATTAACAAAAATAACATCAGGTGTTGTAGCTAACGAATACGGAAGCGCAACAGGGCTTAACGTAGCTAACTCAGCAGCTAGCGTTGATTGGAACAGTTCTGCTATATTTACTATAACACCAAACGAAGCTGTAACGCTTACGTTTACAGACTACAAGCCAGGTATGGTAAAAGCAATTGTAGCTACTGGAGCTGGAGGCTCTGGAGCACTTACTTTTCCAATACAAGCTATTGACTTAGCTGGAACTGAATTTGATAACACAAGTGGTGTGAAGAACTTTATACAAATTATCTGCACGTCAGATTCTGGAAATGGAGAATTTTTCTATACTATAACTCAACCATCAACATAATATGTTAGGCACAAGTTTATTATCTGGCCCACTAGCTGGAGCGGCAGCGGCGGTTCCTTATGACATTACGTACTTGTCAGTCGCCGGTGGCGGCGCAGGAGGATCGCGATATTACGGCGGTGGTGGAGGCGCTGGAGGTTTTTTAGAAGGCACACTATCCCAGGTAGCTCCAGAAACAGTTATGACTATAAGTGTTGGTTCAGGTGGTGGTGGATCTAGTAATGGTTATGGAGGCAATGGAGTGAATTCATCAATTTCCGGCACAGGAATAAGCACAATCACGTCAATAGGCGGTGGTGGTGGTGGAGGAAGTACTTCTGGCGGTTCCTCTAATAGACACGGAAGAAACGGAGGGTCTGGAGGGGGTCCCCGTGGGTGGAGCACAACTGGATCTACAGAAGGAACCGGCGTTTCCGGTCAAGGTTACATGGGTGGATCTTCCGACACGGCATCTTCTAATTATATACCTGCGTTCAACTCATCAGGTTATTTGAGTGTAGCATATGGAGCCGGTGGAGGAGGAGCCAACAGTAGAGGTCGTAACACCCATTACACTTCAACATATACGTCTCCAGGTGCAGGGGGTGCTGGAAAGTATTCAAGCATAGATGGTATACAGTACGCAGGTGGAGGTGGTGGTGGTTGGAACGCTAATAGTGATTCAACACAAACTTCAAACGCATATAGCTCTAGAGTAGCACCGGGAGGTGCAGGTGGTGGAGGAACAGGAGGGCGCGGTTACTACACACCGTACATTGTAGCAACAGCAGGCGCTTCTAACTCTGGAGGTGGTGGTGGTGGAGGCTCTCACTCCTCCTCAACAAATGGAGGAAACGGAGGTTCTGGTATTGTAACATTAAGAGTACCCGCTCAAAATTATTCAGGAATTGTAACAGGGTCACCCGTAGTAACTACAAACGGCGTTTATTACTATATTAAATTTACGGGTGCGGGAACATATACAACATAAAAATGGCACATTTTGCGAAATTAAATCAAGATAACTTAGTGGTTGATGTAATTGTAGTAGCTAACGCAGTTCTATTAGATAGCAACAACACAGAACAAGAACAATTAGGAGTTGATTTTTTAAATTCAACATTTGGAGAAAACAACTGGAAACAGACTTCTTACAATGGCACGTTTAGAAAAAATTACGCAGGAATTGGATATTCTTTTAGTGAAAACCTAAATGCTTTTATTCCTGAGAAACCTTTTAACAGCTGGGTTTTAAACGAAAGCACTTGCCGATGGGAACCGCCTGTGCTACAACCAGAAACAAATTCCCCTTCTATCGGACATGTTTGGGATGAACAATCACAAGAATGGATAGAAATAAATTTAAGCATATAATATGGCACAAACAAAAGTAAAAACGCAATTACTCGCCGATGGAGCGGTCACTAACGCTAAGTTAGAAAATGGAGCGGTCACTAACACTAAGTTAGAAAACAGATATACAGAAGTAGCTTCTATCACAGAGCTAACAGGTATGGTAACTTTTGATTGCTCTACCGCTTCAGTATTTAAACTTAGTGGAGATCTAACGGGTTCGTATACTATTAACTTATCTAACTATAAAAAAGGTCAAGTTATTAGCATTTACCCTTTAAAACAACAGTCGGTAACTTTAGCTGCTCAAGGAAGTTCTTCAAATACCTTTAATAAATTAGCTGAGTCGGATTATGATAATACGGTCTCTAGTTTATTACAGATTGAATGCGTAGACGATTCAGCAACAGACCCAGTTTTCTTTTATTCGGTAGCGACTTTCGCTAGTAGTATTACAATTTAAATTTTAATCTATGTTAAACAGAAGGTTTTTATTTCCGGTTTCGGCAGGTGCAGAGCCTTACGCGGCTGACTTCTTAGTAGTAGCCGGAGGTGGTTCAGGTGGAACAAGACGCGGTAGCGGTGGAGGAGCAGGAGGTTTAAGGACTTCTTATGGTTCTACTTCGGGAGGCGGTAGCTCAGCCGAGACTGAATTAAGCTTAGCCCCTGGAACTACTTATACAATAACAGTAGGTAATGGTGGAAACGTGCCTGCTTTTTCTGGTACCGTATATACCCAAAATGGTGAAAAGGGAGAAGATAGCTCGATTACGGGATCGGATATTACTAATATAGTCTCTGAAGGAGGCGGTGGCGGTATGAGTTTAAGTTCTAGCCAAACCGCACCTGTTTACTCTCTGATGAATGGAGGTAGTGGAGCAGGAGCATCGGCTCAATCTAGCGCAAATCCAGGTAGCTCAGTGGCAAATCAAGGTCGTGCTGGTGGAAATGCTTGTGCAGCCGCTTCTGGTGGATACGGTGGTGGTGGAGCAGGTGGTGGTGCATCTACTGCAGGTGGCTCTCCTAGTTCTTGTGGCACATATTCAGGATATGCAAATGGTGGAGATGGATTAGCTGTTTCAATTACAGGAAGTCCAGTTACTTACGCAGAAGGTGGAGATGCTCCTAACCAAATCCAACCTTCAATGCCTGCAGCACCTACGGCAAACACAGGAAGTGGAGGTTGTGGTGGTACAGAATATTCTCACGTTAGTGCTACTTATATGCCTAAAGCAGGAGCGGATGGGGTAGTTATTTTAAGAGTACCTACCGCTAGTTATTCTGGAACTGTCGCAGGAAGCCCAACGGTAACAACACATGGATCAGATACAATTATTAAATGGTCTGGTGACGGTTCTTATACAGCATAAAATATGGCACATTTCGCAAAGCTAGATTCTAACAACATTGTTATAAAAATACATAAGGTAGATAATGATGTTATCTTAAAAGCTGATAATACAGAGAGTGAATCAAAAGGCAAGCAGTTTCTTAATTCTTTACACGGTACTGCTACCTGGAAGCAAACGTCTTATAACAATAATTTTAGGAAAAATTTCGCACGTGTTGGTTACACATATGATAGCACACGAGATGCTTTTATATCGCCTAAACCTTATTCTAGTTGGGTACTCAATGAAAGTACTTGCAGATGGGAAGCACCTGTACCTCACCCAGATAATAATCAAATGTGTGAATGGGATGAGGATAATGAGCAATGGATTAATTGTACAACACCGCCTAGTGTATAATGATACAAGACCTACGCGTTTACGGTTTAAATAATGGATAAAAAAAAATTTAAAGACACTGACGTTGGTAAATTTCTACTACAGAAAATTCCTAGCGTTGTAGGTGCTATAGCAGGGGATACTCCAGTGGGCAGCGTGATTAAAGCTATTATAGGCGGATCAGAGATGCCTCAGGAAGATAAAGATATTGCTTTAAAAAAGCTGGAACAAGAAATACACGAGTTCGATGGCATAACTAGAAGATGGGTTGCGGACGCGCGAAGCGGATCATGGCTTTCATCAAACGTACGTCCGTTAACATTAGCATTCCTTACAATTGCTTTTGTAATCGGATGGTGGTATCAATTAGAGGGGCTAGATACAGTTAAATCACTTTTACAAATAGTTTTCATGGGATATTTTGGTTCTCGTGGTTTTGAAAAAGTAATGGGAAACAATAAACATAAATGACATTTACAGACATAAAAGTATACACGCTAAATTCAACAGCCCTCGTGGCTAGCGCGCAAAACATGGGAATTAACCCTATGTTGCAAACTGCAGTTCTTATGCTGACTATAATATATACTTCAATAAACATTTATAAAAAAATTAAATAATATGAAATTGAAATACTTTAATGACAAGAATGATTTTAAGGGTAACATGGATAAAATGGACCCTAAGCTTTTAGGCATGCTCGACGCTCTCAGAAGCGAATATGGTTACCCTATAACACTAAATTCTTCTTATCGGTCACCTGATCATCCTATAGAAGCTAAAAAAGCTAGCCCTGGTGAGCATGCGTATGGAGCTGCTGTTGACATTAAATGTGTTGGTGGAGAAGCTACATACAAACTAGTAGCCGCAGCTATTAAATGTGGATTTAAACGTATAGGTATTTCAAGAAAAAGTAATTTTGTGCATGTGGGTATTGGATATCCCGGAGCACCTGATACAACCATATGGACATACTAAAATAAATACAATGAAATTAATTAGAAAAATAAGTATTGGTCAGGATTATAAAAATGAGGCCATGCATTACTCTGTAGGCCAAGAGGTATACGGAGGTCATAAGATATGTGACATACTTGAAGACGAAGGTTCTTACAAGATCTACATACAAAAGAACGGATCACAATTGCCGTGGAAAAACTTTAATAAGAACATGGCTATATCAATTGAATATAACCTAGATTATTAAATGAAATCATTATACAATTATATTATATCAACTACCAATCGATACGATAATAAAGTGTCTGTCGATAACAAAGAATTAATATTAAACACAGAGGTAACTGAAAGAGATTACCATTTTGTTAATAGGATAGGCACAATAGTTAATGTACCTATTAATATAAAAAGTAGTGCAAAACCTGGAGACAAGGTTATTGTACATCATAATGTGTTTAGAAGATGGTATGACGTTCAGGGTAATGAAAGAAATTCAGCTAGTTATATAAGCGAAGATACCTACTTAGTCAACCAAGATCAAATATATGCTATACATAACGGTAATGAATGGGAGTGCCTTCCTGAATATTGTTTTGTAGAGCCTGTTGAAAACGAAGACGTATGGAGCTTAGATAGCGAGAAAAAACTTCTAGGCAAGTTAACATATACAAATGAGTACTTGAGCTCCTTAGGATTGTCCTGTGGAGACCTGGTTGGGTTTACGCCTGATTCAGAATATGAGTTTAACATAGATGATAAAAAATTATATAGAATTTTATCAAAAGAAATAACTATCAACTATGGACGTAAAGAAAGCACGTGAACTTATTCTTAAAGCCGCTGAAAATTCTATCAATGAATTAATAAAGGTAATGAATAAGAAAATGGATCCAAACGAACTAGATCCAGAAAAAGTAAAAGTATCAGCTTCGGCTTATAGGCTAGCTATGGAAGATTCAATATCTATGCTAGAGAAAATTGAGGAGCTGTCAAATATAGACAAAGATAAAGAAAAAGATAAGAGAGAGTTTTTAGGTGCGGAGGGCCGCGCTAAGTAATGTATAAACAAACTTTGTATACAATACATAAAGATCATTTACAAGCTAAGCATGTTAAGAAACTTAATAAATCTAAAGGATTTGCTTACGGCTATAACGAAGATCTTGATTGTGTTGTTATTAGCAAAAACGGTACTATTGGAGATATATACGAACTACAAGGGTTACGAATAGCTTTACCAGCAGCACCAGAAGACATTGCTGGAAGTAGTCTTAAAGTTGAAGACCAAGTGTTCTTAAAAACGCCTAAGCCTTCTTCTCTAACTAAAATAAAAACATTATATGATTTTAAAATACTTCCAGAAGATCTTAAAGAACAGTACTACGATTATATTGATACTGAGTTTAGCAGGCGTAATGACGGCTACTGGTTCATGTGCAACGGTGTCCCGTGTTACATTACAGGGTCACACTATATGTACCTCAACTGGACAAAGATTGACGTTGGATCACCGGACTTTAGGCAATCAAATAGATTATTCTATTATTTCTGGGAGGCATGCAAGGCTGATTCAAGAAGTTATGGAATGTGCTATCTTAAAAATAGACGGTCAGGCTTTTCGTTCATGGGAAGTTCAGAGACTGTTGATCAAGCTACAGTCACACGAGATGCAAGATTTGGAATTCTATCAAAATCTGGAAGTGATGCTAAAAAGATGTTCACAGACAAAGTTGTCCCGATATCAGCGAACTACCCGTTCTTCTTCAAACCGATACAAGACGGTATGGAAAGACCGAAAACAGAATTATCCTATAAGACCCCGTCCAGAAGACTTACGCGAAGCACCGTTAACGAAGCCTCTACGGAAACCCAAAAGGGTCTCGACACCACGATTGACTGGAAAAACACAGGAGACAACTCTTATGATGGAGAAAAACTAAGACTTCTTATTCACGATGAATCTGGTAAATGGGAGAAACCTGACAACATACTTAACAACTGGCGTGTAACAAAAACTTGTTTAAGACTAGGGGCTAAGATTGTTGGTAAGTGCATGATGGGATCTACATCAAATGCGCTAGATAAAGGTGGTAATAATTTTAAAAAATTATACAATGATTCAGACGCTACGAAGCGAAATCGCAATGGGCAGACTGCTAGTGGACTATACGCTCTGTTTATACCTATGGAATGGAACTACGAGGGATTCATTGATAAATATGGATACCCTGTATTTGATACACCAGAGAAGCCAGTCGAAGGAATCGATGGAGAACTTATCCATTA